GGAAGCAAAAGCCCTGCCCGCAGGACGTCCCGGTGATCGTGCGCTCGAATGTGTATGGAAGGTTGAATGGCGCGACGATGTAGCTGGTGTTGCAACACGTCGCCGAGCATTCGGTCGGCTCGCCGCAGCAGCACGAACGGTGCAGGCTCACGGTTCGGCGCTCCAATCGAACTGCACGGCCGTCTGGCCCTCGAGCGCCTGCGCGTCGATCCAGCCGACCTCGACCATGTCGTCGCCGTCACGCATCGCCACGAGGACGCTGCCCGTCGCCTTGACGATCAGAAGCGGCGAGTCCGGCGCGGCGACGTATTTCGGCCCGCACGCGGTCAGCCAGACGAGAGCCCCCGCCAACGACGCGCACCACGCGAGAACGCGCAGACCATTCCAGCAGAGAGTCGATGATCGCGCGAAGGAGCGCATAGATCACTTCGCGCCCGCGTGTTCGCTCGTGACGCCGTTGTCACGCGCGGCGATCAGCCCGACGCCAGCCATGACGGCCGCAGCGACCGCGCCCCAGTCAGGCATGCTCACCGGGTCGGCGTCGAACAGCGCGCCGACCGCGGTGGCGAGGGCGGCGACGATGGCAGCAATGCCTGCGGCAGTTGTCTTCCAAGATTTCATGGTAAGTTCCTCCTACTCCTGAGCCGTTCGAGTTCGGCTTCAAGGTGCCGAACCCGCTCCGTAAGTGTTGCGATGGTCGTCTTGAGATCGCCGATGGTGGAATGAAGCCATGCGCTCGCGCCGAGCACGGCGACGAACGGCGCAAGAAGCTGCGCGAGTTCGGCGAAGTTCATCGACGCTCACCCGGATCGAGTGACCACATCGAACAAATCGAAGTTCCGCTGGCCGTCGCAAACTCAAGAGAGTTGGGCGCGCCGACACCGAGGTCGATATGGTTGCCGTCGGTCGCGCCAGTCAGAACGACCGAGACATCGACGCCGACGCGACGTACGAAAACGTTTGCGCGCGCCTGAAGAAATATGACGCGCTGATCGCTGTTCGAGCTGATCGTTTGATACGTCGTGCCAATGGTCACCTGGCCTTCAAATCGAACTGACATCAGCTTTCCCCCGGATCAAAAGACCAGACGGAGACCGTCGTTGCACTACCGTTTGAACGAACAAACACGTTTGCGAGATCGGTCACACCGAAGTCATAGCGAGCCGCAACGCCGGATGCAAGCCTGATCGCGTTGGTTCCGGCGAGGACGCTGGAGAACGTGCAGTCGGCGTTCGGCTGAACGTAAAGTCGACGGTTTGGGACGCTCGTAGCACTCAACGGAACATATGCGCCGGTGCTTGAGTTTGTAGTTACGAGGCCATGAAACTGAACAGGCATGAATGACTCCCAATGATTGGTCAGGGTTGAAGGCGAATGAGGTATCCCGAGCAGACGTGAATGATGTCGGTGAGGTGAGTCATGGAAAGGGAGTAGTGCCACACGTTCTCGTTCGCGTCGACGGCATTCAGCGCCGACTCAATCGCGACCATCGAAAGCAGGATCTGACCGTGCGTGCTCCCGTTGATGTAGGTGACGCCGAGAAGATCCGCGCTGGGTGACCCGCTCACGTCGGTCCCGTTCTTCCAGATTCGCATCCGCCCGGTCGATCCGTTGAGGTTGTGATTGGTGGTGGTCACAACCACCAGTTCGCCGGAACCCGTGTAGGTTTCCGGTGTTCCCGGTGACATCTTGGAGTAGATGATGTTGTACGTTCTCATGGGCAAGTACCGTCGATGGCTTGCGTGTTGATGATGACCCAGCGGAGTGTTCCGCTGGTTTGCCGCATTGGCGCGATGATGACGAACGTGCCGTTCGGGATCGCGACCGGCGCGAATCCGGCCGGAAGGTTCGCCGGGTTCACGCCGTAGCTGTAGCGGCCGACGGACGAGTTGGAGAGTTCGGAAATGCTGATGGCCGTGCCAGTCATGCCCGGCGATTTCGCGGCAGCACCGGGCGCGGTCAGAATCGCCGCTTCCCACGAGTAGGTGAACCGCGCGGATGCCGCGTCGAGCACCGTCGAGGCGGTGATCCTCGCGAGCATGATGGTGATCGGCTCGTAATCCGGCCGCGACTTCGCCACGCGATCTAGGTCGCTGGCCGAGTTTGAGAGGTTGGATCCGGAAAGACGGTTCACGGGCTGATCCACCATCCGTTTTCCACGAGCGCCTTCAGGTCGGTGTCGCCAGCGTAGATGTTGTTGAACGCCGTCGCCGTCCGCGGGATCCGCTGCCACTTCACCTCGGAAAGCGCGCCGCCCGTAGTCATGCGCGGTCGCCCGTCGGCGTCGATCGTCGCGACTTGCGAGAAGTGATAGAACTTGTCGTAGAGAAACTCGAAGATCACCCAATAGAACTCGGTTCCGTCGAGCTTCTCAAGGCTCACGCCCTCGCACACGAGCGAGTACGCCGCAAAGCCCAGGAACGTGTCGTTGTTCGTCGCGTTGTTGTAGGAAAGCAGAGCGGCGGCGGCGGAATCCATCGGCGTAACGGACGCATCCTGCATGGCTCGAAGCCTGACGCGCACCTGACCAATCTGGAACGACTCGAACCCTTCCGCGCCTGTTGTTGAGGTGCCGCCGATGTCCGACGCCGACACGTTGATCGAGGTGGTCGGCGGGTTCGACGTCCAGTTGGTCCGGTGGAACTTCATCTGGCGGCTTGCCGTGACGTAGGACGTCATGGCCGGAAGCATCAGGATCTCGGTCTCGGTGCTGAGCGGGGAGATGACGTAGTAGGTCGAGAAACGAATCTGCGCCTCAACGGCCTTGCCGGATTCGAGCACGTTGATCTGTGTCGAGCGTGCTCGCGCTAGGTCGTGCCATGATCCGCCGCCCGTCCACAGGTCGTAGTCGATGATCGGCAGCGCGCCGTCGGTGATCATCGCCTCATATTCGGCGTTCGAGTTCATGACCGCGCCGTCAAGTCGCGTGATGATGCGCGAGATCGTGATCTCGGATTCCGAGCCGATCGGGTTCGCGCGCTGACCGATCAGGCGGTCGGTCCACTTGTATGTCGAGCCGGTTCCAGCCATCAGACGGTCACCTGTGTGAGGAGTTTAAACCCGGCATCCTGCCGGATCATGATGTCGCCGATCGTCTTGAGAATCGAGCTGCCGCCGCCGGCGTCATCGATGACCTGCTGCTCGCGCATCCGCTTCTGAATCTGCGCGGCCCCGGCCTCGTTCGCGACGGACAGCGCCATCTCGTTTGAGATCTGCTCCGGGCTCTTTCCTGCGAGGAACGCGCCGAGCCCAGCACCGGCGATGGTGAGCCCTTCGGTGAACTCCTTTGCCCACTTGACCGCGCCAGTCGCCTGACCCGTATCGACGTCGGCGGACGCCGCGACGAACGACTTGAAGAACCCGCCGCGCTCGGCCTGCTGGCTCATCTTTTCCATTCCGGCCAGCCGTTCGAGGATGACGGAGTTCATCGCGACCGTCTGCTCGCCGGTCTTCCTGAACTCCTCCAGCGCCTTACCCGCGCCTTTCGACGCGGTCGCGACGGTATCCATGATCTTCGCCGCCGCGATGAACGGCGAGAGCGCGACGGCGATGCCAGCGCCAGCGGTGCCGAGGGCACCCGCCGCGCCGCCGATCGCGCCGAACCCGCCGAGCGAGAGCGCCGACTGACCAGCGGCCTTGAACGCGCCTGCGGCCTTCGACGGCTGCATCTTGCTCATCCGGTCGGCGCTGGCGCGCATCTTCCGCTCGGCGTCACGCAGGCCCTTGTCCACGCCCTCCGTCGAGACGGTGACCGGAACGTTAATCTTCGGCAGACTAGGCACGACGCACTCCTTCCATCAGCGCCCTCTGAACTGCGTCCTCAACGAACTGCACGACGCGTGGCTGGTGCTTCAAGCCTGCGCGCGTGATGTAGAGCCGACGGTAGATGTTGCCGCCGAGCGTCGAGCTCATGCGCTTCATTCCGCGCCGCCAGCCGCGGTCCTGCGAGAACGGAACGATGCGAGCGTTCCGGTTGCCTTTCCAGTTTCGCACCAGCTTCGGCGGCGGCTTCGGCCCGAACGTGCCTTCGCCGGTTCGGACGAGGCCTTTCTTGAACGGACGCCATCCTCCGTCGTAAAGGTGCGAGCGCGAGCCGACTCGCGCGCCGTCTTTTCGGACGCCGACGCCAGCCCAAATCCGACCCTTCCGGTAGGTCTTCGTTTTGACCGCGATGTCACGCCGGGTGCGCTTCGCCTTCGGCAGCGACAACGACTTCATTGTCCGCTTTACGGCCTCGCCCCAATCCCGTAAGCCCTTGCGGACGATCTTTTTTCGGACGCCTTTCGGCAGTTCCTGCGCGAGCTGCGTGATCCGTTCGAGATCCCGTTTCGACGGCCGGAACTGGACTTTCCAAGCGATGCCGGAGTTGATCGAGCTCACGTCGGATTCCGTTCCAATCGGGGATTTCGAGTTCGACGTTCAGCGCGGCAACGCTCAACGTCTCGAGGTCGGTGCTCGTGATCCTGAGGGCGGCGCGCAGCACCCGACGCGCGCCCTCGCCTAGTCCCGGCCTTCGCTGTACAGCGCCTCTGCCATCTGCGCGATCCGCTGAACGACCAGCGCGTCCGATGCGAGAACCTCATCGACCGACTCAAAGACTAACTGGCCGTTCTCGACAAGGTGACGGAGGACCATCCACGCCTGTACCCGTTCCGGCGTCTTTGCCGAGACTTCGAGCGCCTCGATGAGATCGAGAACGGACGGCCGACGCAGCTCGACGGCCGTGCCGTCGGGCAGTTGCCCGCGCCAGTTCCTGAGCTTGAGCGCGTCTCGAATGCTCATGCGATCGTGACCGTGCCCGTGTACTGGATGGTGAAGTTGGCTCGGATGACCTCGTTGGTCGCGGCGGTCGCCGAGAACGACTGGACGAAAGCGTTTCCGCTGTACGTCATTCCGCTCGAGAGCGTGATGAGCGCCGTCGCGCTGCCGCTTCCAGCGTTCGCAGCGGTCTCGACCGCAGCCATCGCCGCGTCCGACTGATCGTAGAACATATCAATCGTCGCCGTGCATCCGCGGTTCCCGAGGATGTAGGCGCGTGGTCCGGTGTTGATGTCCGTCGCGTCGATCATGGTCTGATCCATGTTGACGGTCACCGTGCCGATCCCGGCGGCTGCCGTGCCGCCCCAACTGAACCCCGCGAGTGCGCTGCTTCGAGCTGCCATAGTTATTCCTTGTAGTGAATGGTGAGACGTAGGACCGCTTCCGCGGGCTCGCGCTCGTCGCCCTCGCCGACGTTCGGCGGGTCGACCGTTCGTCCGTTGTTGAGGATCGCCGTGATGACCGTGCTGTCGTACGTGCCAAGAATCAGCGCGTACTCGGCATAGCCGTTCAGGTTTAGCGCCTCATCGACTCCGTCGGCGATGCTGCGAATCTCGACGTCCGCCTGCCAATGCCCGGACACGGCCGATCGCTCGACGTTCTGCACCTCGTAGGTGTAGGCGGGCAGTTCCGTCGATTGATTCCTCGTGCCGAGAGCGACCGGATACGTCGGCACGTTTCCGAGCGGATCGTTGAGCAGCATCTCGCGGATGGCGGCCTCGATTGCCATCAGTCGACCTCCTCCGCCTCGATCACGGCGACCATGTCAGCCTCGTCCAGGTTGGTGATGCCGACGATGCGAAACGTCCGGCCGCGGACGGTGATCCGGTCTTTCTCGGTCAGCGC